ACCAACTTCGACGCAGCATCGTGCTGCGCGCCCTCAAAGTGCGCACCGACAAGCCGCTGTGCAACGACCTTCGCATTTTGCGCAAAACACTGCAAAACGTGAGAGAGCAAATTGCTCTGCATGAACTCGCCCCCGCCGAAGAAACGGTGGTGTAACTAAAAAATGCGCATCGTCGTGACTATCGAGCACCTTGACGTGTACGACATTCTGAGAGACCAGCCCGACGTCGTGGCGCGCGACGTGCGCGGGGAATCGCTCGCGCGCGCGATGCTGCAAACGCTGCGCGGGGATGTGCAAACGGCGATTCGGTCGGTCGAAGCCCCTGTGCATGTCGCTTGCATTGAGGAACAACCCGGCATCAACGTGCGCGGCGCTTGCAGTCGAGGCGGCGCGGGCACCGCGCACTCACTCAAAATGAACAATCTAAGCTACGTCATGCTCACCTGGCTGCTGGACTCGAGCGAACTTCTCGCGCTGCAGCACGTCACCTTTCGAAGCACCAAACGCAAAGATGTCCTGATGAACATGATGGACGACCACGTGCACTGCGGCAAGCGAAAACAGCGGAGCGCCGATACCGCGTTGGAAGAGGAGGAACGCGCCTCCTGCGCCGCATCCGCCGCGCGCGCCTCCTGCGCCGCATCCATGCCCATCAGCGAACGCGCCGTCGCCGCCCCCGTTGCGTACGACGGAAAAACGCACGACCGCAACAAAGACATTAGCGTCAATACATTGCGCAACGTGCTGCGCGCGCCGGAGGGGGTTGCGTGGCACCTCAGTCCTGCTCTGACACGGTCGTTTCAGCGACGCTTCTCGCAGCCGGCGCCCACGTCGCTTTTCATGACGAGCGCCGATCGCGTCGACGTGGGCGCCAAACTGGCGCGCGCCAAGGCGGACGACATGTGTGACGCCGTGTGGCTCGCCACCGCCGTCGCGCTCGAGCGACTGGCGCTCATCGATCGACCGTCGCAGGTTGAACGCGCCGCCTTCGAGCGCGACGTGGTGGCGACGCTCGGCGACGTGCGCGTCGTGGGCTTTGACGTCGGCGTCCGCAATCTGGCGTGCGCCATCGTGCGCGTGAGCGTGGGCACGAACGTATAACGTCACTGTGGAACAGCTCAGTACGTCGCGTTTACAGGCTAGCCTTGTAGTACTTGCGCGCCAGCTTGTACAGCATCACGCCGTACTTGCCCTTGTTGAAGGGCACAAACTTGGCGAACGCAGCCGGGTACTTCTTCTTGAGCTCGCGACGCGCCTTCATGCTCGCCGCCAGCCACTTGCGCGCCTGACCCGACAGCTTGCGCCCCGACTTTGACTTGGACTTGCTCTTCGACTTCGACTTGGACTTGCTCTTCGACTTGGACTTCGACTTCGACTTGCTCTTCGACTTCGACTTGCTCTTCGTCTTGGTGCGCTTGCCGCCTCCCAAGTTCAGCAGGTCAAACTTGCGGCACAAGCCGTCGTCGCTGTCGTCCGAATCGGAATCCGAGCAAAGCTCCTTCATCAGAAGCCGAGAAACCGCCGACGACGCCTTGTCCTTCTTGCACACGCGGCGGCTGCCCTTCTTCTTGCAACGCATCAGCTCAAAGTCGCTGTCGCAGTCCGAGCTCGAGCTCGAGGAGGAATCAATGCAAACCTTCTGCGGCTTGCACACCATCTTCTTGCCCTTCTTGGTGCACGCCATCACGCGACGAGTCGGCGCGCAATCCGAGTCAGAGTCGTACGACGAGAACGAAAACGTCCGAGAACGCGTCTTCGACTTGGACTTGGACTTGCTCCTGCTCTTCGACTTGCTCTTCGACTTGGACTTCGACTTGGACTTGCTCTTCGACTTGGACTTGGACCGGCTACGAGCGCCAGCCGACAACGCAGCTTGAGTCGCAGCTTGCATCTTTCGATCAAAGGCCTGCTTCACCGGACCCGCCGCCTGAAGGAGAGTATCCATCAAATCCCCCCCCTCGAAGCTCGAGTCAGTCTCGTAGTCCGACATGTCGCGTGTTGATGTTGTCTGCTTTTAATACTTCATAGCACCCGCTGCCCTGCATTGTATGTCGTCAGAACAACCTCATTCACATACGACGAAACTTCGGGGTGTCGACGATGTTCGTGCAAGTACGAAACGAAGAACGACGGCAAAGAAGCTTCTGGAAGTTCTCGCCGCCCGGTGCAGCAGAATCGGCGCTCCCCACAGCCCTCGACCCGCCGTTCTTCGGATGAGCGCGTCGGGTCGCGTGCGGAGCTCGCACCGGCCTCCGCTTCGGGTGCTGATCGGCACCATTTCCGAGTTTCAGGACGGCGTCAAGGGCAACATGACGAGCGACGAAGACGGTCAGCGCCGTCGGATGGATCAGTTGGTGGCCGTTGCCAGCACCAACCCGGAGCTTCCGTATCTTTCCTACTTCAACCACCGTCCGAACTCGCCGAACCACGACGACGTGATGATCGCGCGCCACAAGATCACGCAAACCCTCAACGGAATCGCCACCCTGCTCGCGGTCACCAACTGCATCCGGGTGCTGAGCGTCTATCCCGTCATGCTGCGCGAACTCATGATGCCGAGCGTTTCGTGCGCCGCGCGTTTCTACCACATGTTGAACCGTACCTGGAGCGCGCTTCAAACGCTCAACATCACCATGTCGTACGTGGACGATTCGATGCCCTTTTGCGATAACTTTCATGCGCCGCTTCTGGAGACGCTTTCGATCGAATCCTCCATGTCGCTGCCCGCCACCGTGCGCGTGCGCACCGACATCGCAGTGCTCGATACAGGCTTGCGCAACGTGGATAGTTATCTAGTTCTGCTGAGAAAAACAAGCGCCACGCTGCGCAACTTGACCCTGAACGGCGCCATCATGTCGGCACTTTTGCGCCTCGACGTGGCGCTGCCTCAGCTGCAGAAACTCACCTTGGAGAGTTGTTTGCTGGATAACGCAGCCTCTCGACTGCCCTTTTTCGCGCCGGCGCTGACGTCGCTGAAGCTGCTGCGCATGCAAGACATCCGAGCCCTGACCATTTTCGACCTTCCCGACACGTTGACGGAGCTGGAGCTGAGCGAAACCGGCGTTCGGATCTTGGATGTGTCGCGGCTCACCAACCTGCTAAGCCTCGCGCTGCTGCAAAACAACGTACTGCAGCGCATCCTGGGCATGGCGGCGCTGCCATCGCTGACGCGACTGGAGGTGCACCAGTGCCCGTTGGAGATCGACGGCGACATGTTGCGCAACGCAAGGCACGTGGACATCTCGGGCGTCGCTTACATGCAGAGCGACGCGCTGTCCTCGCTTTCCTGCCAACATTTGCAGTTTGCCAACTTGCCGTTTCCCGACGACAGCGAAGAGGCGCGCACGCTTCGAGCGCGAGCCCGCGCTAAGACGCAGCTGCAGTTCAACGGGCGGCGCGTGCGCAAAGTGCTGCTGTCGGATGGCACCGAGATGCTGAGATTCACCAACTCCATGCACCTTCCGGGGTCGCGCGAAGATGAAGAGGTGGTTCGGGCGGAGAGCGAGCAGATTGGAGATGTGGATGATTTCTTTCATAGCGTTTTTTAGTGAGGTGCAGCACGTCACTGTGAAACAGCTCAGAACGTCGGTCTTCACTCGAGGTTTTCTCGGTCCTGACGGACCTCGAACCTCTCACTCCGACTTTACGCAATCAATTAAATTCACCATGTTGGCGCGCGTGTTGACGGAGGCGTCGCGGCAAAGCGTTGCGGGGCGGTCGGTGTTTGTGTCGGTGCTCTTTCCCGCTGGAGTTCAGAAACGGGAGTCGTTGATGGATGCCTTTTACGGGGCGACATCTTTGCGGTCGACGGCGCTGCGCTTTGCGTTGTGCGGCCCCGTGATCGAACCCGCCAGCACGGTTGCCCACGCCGTGCAGTGGACGCCCGGGCTGTCGGTGGAGGATTTCATGGCGCGCGAAAACGTGCGCTGTATGGTGCTGGCGGACGAGGTGCACAAGTGGACGCTCGAACACAGCGACATGCTGGCCAAGATGGCGTACCGCAACCCTCGACTTTCGATCGTCACCGTCGGTTTGCAGGGCGAACACGAAACGCAAAGCCCGCTCATGGCGCTTCCCAACATGGTGCGCATCTACCCGCCCGCCGCCGCCGCCGCACAAACGTAAGCTAGCCTAACATGAATCGCGTCGTTACAAATAATATCGCTGCAGCACCACGGGGTTTTGCACGATCGGGGTGTTGGTTTCTGCCCGGTGCACTAGCGTCGACGTCGAAGCCCACCACAGCACGCCAGCGAGCAGAACGATGGCGCCGCTGATCGCTGCCGCGCGCATGTTGCGCTCCGACTCTTCGACGTCTTTCAGAAAGCGCTGCAGTACGAAGAAGGATGTTGTAAAGACGATCAGAACCGCCAGCACGCCGTGCACAAGGATGGAGCGCGAGGCTTTGAGGGCGTACTCCATCCACGGCGGTTTGGCGTCGACCGGTAAGGTTGCGCCTCCCGCAATCATGTTTTGCTGCATCTGTTCGTGCAGCTTCACTTCCGCCAGCACCTGCTGCAACGGGGCGGGGGCGGAAGGGGCAGAAGGGGCGGAAGGTGCAACGGGAACGGTGACGGGGTGCCTAGGTTGCGGTTGCTGCTGCTGCGGAAGTGGCTCCAGGCGCGACGGAATGCTCAAAGGTGCGCCGGCGCGGAACGGCGTCTGAACCTGCGGCGCAGGCTGCGGCGCCGCTCGAAAGGGCGTCTGCTCCGGCGGCGACGACGCCACCACCACCGTCGGCGGCATCGGGGTCTTGGCGAAAAAGTCATCCAACATCGCGTTTGCCACCGTCGCGCCCGCCTCCGGCGCCGGCGGCTTCTCCATCAGCTGCGTGATCGCGACATTCTCGATCGGTGACTTGCGGCTCTTGACAAACGCCGAGACGCTGGTTCGGGGCACGCGACGCGACTGCCCGTCGACGGCGCTTTGGCTCATGACCGTGCAGCGATAAGTCTATTTGATTCTTTACGTCGCCTCATGTACGCAAGAGGCACAACACCGAAATCGCCGCTCAGCGCGAAACTTGTCGAGCGCCGCCCGCGCGCGCGTTCGATACGCCAGCTTGCGCCCGATCCAAAAACCGACCGCGACGCCGCACAGATACAACAGCGTTGTCGCCGCCTTGGCGAAATCGGGATAGGGCGCCCCGCACACCTCGCAACTTCGCAAGGAGGACTGTTGACGGTGCAGTACGTGGCAGCGCAAGTGGGCGTGCGAAAAGTCGCGCTCCTCGCAGCGACACACGCGCACCCACGGCTCAAAGACATGCCGCTTGATGTCGCGACAGTGCCGGCAGCGCAGCGACGACATCTATTTCGTCAAACTTTGATTGGAAGGCGCGCGCGGTGGCGGCGAAGCTCACGCGCGTCAAAGGCGTCTTCGTCCTGCTGCTGATCCGAGTCGGACGTGTCCAGGTCGCTCAGCACCATGTACAGTTTACCGCGCTTGCCGGTGCACCCATCAAAGCTACGAACCTGCAACGGCGCCCGACACCCGCGCGCGAGCTCCGACAGTTTCGGCACCGAGCGCCGCGACCCGTGCACCAGCTTCGCGACCACGCAACTTTCGACTCCCGTCAAACGATCCGCCGGGCGCAACACCTGCAGGCCGTTCGATGCCGCAAACAACGGAAGCAGCACGCTTAGCGGCGCCTCTCTTTGCAGCGTCACGAGCCACGGACGCTCCTCTGACTCATCAAAGTGCACGGCAACACGCACACCCGCGTCGCTCGCATACCCTTCGCACAACTCGCGCTGCGCGGCGCGACGGCGGTCATGCAAAAGCGCCGCCTCGTACTCGTAATCCTGCAGCGCTCGCAGCGCGCGGTGGTCGTACGCCGACATGTCGGCATTTACGTTGTGATAAGCGCGTCGTGGAAATCGCGACGCTCCAAGCTACTCCAAAGCGACGTGCGTAAGCTTCGTTTTTCGCGCGCAACAACGTGATCTTTCCTGACGATTGCAGCTTTACAGGTACGACGGCAGCTGCGACGCCGGCAGCTGCGATCCCGTCGACATGTCGCCGTTGAGCATGCGCACGATGGTGGAGTCCACCGCCACCTTGGTTGTGTCCGCCAGTTGATCCTGCAGACCGTACAACGAACGCGACGGGTCCGCCGTCACCGGGTTGCCGCCAATCTTGCGCCCGCCCCAGCCCTCCGTCGCCTGCGTCAAGGTGCCGCCCGACACGCGCGATCCCTGGTCGCGCGCGCGCTGCAGCGTCGCCAAGGAGGGCTTGTACATGCCCCACGCGTCGCGCTCGTTCACCTCGTTGCCGGCCGCAAACAAATCCTCCGCCTGCGTCAACAAACCCCCCGTCGCACTCACCAAATTCTTCATCACCTCGCGGTCGGCGTCGCCCGATCCGGGCTCCGCATGCTGCTCCACGCCCTCCTCGTAGTAGAATTGAGAGTGAAACATCGGAGACTCGCCCTCCATCTGCACACGCTCCTTCTGATGCTTCGCGATCTCGTCGTACATTTGCATCGACTGCTCCGCAAGATCCGTCGCCGACGGCAACGAGCGCGCGCCCGCACTCTCCTCCGTCGCACTCTGCGCGCGGTCAAACTCGCCTTCCGCCACCTCGCGCGTGTGCGTCATGGACTGGTCCATGATCGACCCTCGCATCGCCGCCCGCGTCCCGGAAGCCGACTCGTCGCCCTCCTTTTTGGGACCCCAGCTCTCAAACAGCTCCGGAATCGACTTGGACTTCGACGGCGCGGCAGCATGGTAGATGGCGTACACAATAAGCACCGCCACAATGATAATCACGAGAATGCACACCAACTTTGTCACCTTATTGCCGGTAAAACCGCCCGCCAAAGGCTTCGACTGATCGGCGAACGAGCTGATGGTAGGCCACGCAGAAAGAGACGGCATGCTACTACTGTTGCTTTTACTTTGACGTGCGACTCAACAGGTCGGAAACGACACACGCTCATTTTCATCGTATCTGCGTCGTATTGGAGCGGACGTTTTGAGGACTGAAAGGTCCGATGAAACGTCGTGGAAATCGCGACGCTCCGAGCTGATCCCAAGCGACGTGTTGCGCGTCACTTGAAAAGCCGGGGCACGATGGCGGGGCGGTACCGAACCTTGTAGAAGGCGTTGGAGATTCCCGGCAGTCTCAGGTCCTGCCCGTTCAGCAGGACGGCGGGGTCGTCGTTCAGGTACCGAAACATGCCGGACGGCATCTCCACGGCGTAGTCGAAGCGCACGCCCGAGCAGTCGCCGATGCGGCGCCACAGCGGCAACACTTCGACGGAGGGGTCCGCCACGATGGCGCCCGGTATCGACACATTGTTGATGCGCTGCATGGCGCCGACGAGATACCAGTCCCCCTTGCAGGTTTGATCCATCATGGCGGCAGAATAGGCGTACCCGAGGTCCGTGCATCCGCCCAGGTCGCAGCCCAACGGGTCGTACGTGTAGTAGGGCACGTACTGATACACCAACGGCCAACCGGCTGTGTAGTAGTGGCTGTAGTACGCATTGTTGCTGTCAAAGGAGTGCGGACCGTACGGGCGACGTCCGTGAAACGCATCCGGAGAACCGTGCACGTACGGACGACCGTTGTGATTGTAGCCATCCTGCCAAACACCCGAACCCGGTCCCGAACCGCGACCGGCGCCGCTTGAACCGCGACCTCCGCCGCCCGTTACCGGACCCGAGCCGCGACCGCCCGAACCGCCCGAAGCCGGCCCCGGACCCGAACCGCGACCGCCGCCGCCCGATCCGCGACCGGCAGCGACCGGTCGAGCGCCCTCTTTGCTGTACAGCTTCACCTGCGCGCGAAGCCCGCCTCGCGGCTCTTGCAAGTCGCACTCCTCAAAGCGAAACTCCGCGTCCTGCGCCGCCAACTGCATGCGCGCCGGCGCCCTTTGCACCGCCCCCTTCGCCGGACTCGCGCGCACCGCAACCTCCGGACCCAGGTCATCCATCACGCGACTGTACGCATCCGCCAACGACGGCACCTCTCGAACCTCCTGCAACACCGGAAACTCCGACGAATCCTCCTGCAACGCCATGCAAACTCGAAGCCCCCCGAGTCTTTACTTCTCTTGACGCAACGACGCAACCAACCTCCCCCCTTCTCCCCTCGGCCTATTATAAACGCATCAAACGTTCAGAACTACTCGGAGGCGACGCTGTGGCGCAACTCTTGCTTTCGTTGCCTCACGATCAAGCGTCACCCGCCTCGGCGTCAGCCTCCGCGTCAACCTCCGCCTCCGCCTCGGCGTCCGCCGCCCGCTCCGAAGGCGCCGATCGAGTCTGCAACGAAAGGTCCGGCTTCGTGCAGTACAAGCGCACCAGGAAGCGCAGCTGCTTGATCGCCGCGTCGTTCGAAGCCACAATCGCATGCGTCACCTCCTCCGACTGCATCGACTTCGGCGCGTTGCTCAGCGTGTTCACAATCGCGCGGCACAACTTGAACGACTCGTCGCTCAAACGAGGAATCGAAACATCCACCCGTGCGTCGTTCGGAATGCGCTTGAAAAACACATACCCCTCCGTCGACATCGTCGTGAACCCCAACTTCATGCGACGCTGCATGAATCGCAGCACAAAGAAGGCAAACTCATTGCGCGCCACCGCAGAATAAGGAATCACCAAACTCGAAGCACGCACATAGTCGACGTGAAAGCAAAGATTGAACGACGTCGTCACCAACGTCGCCGCCGTCGAAGCCACCGCCACAATATCCATGTTGTGTAGATACTTACCGATTTTAGATTTAACTAACTATACCGACACCCGCAGCAATCATATGTACACGTTTGCTCACGTCACTGTGGCGCTGCGCGAGCTCATAACGGAAGGTTTTCACTCGAGAATTTTACGTGTCTTCGACACTTAAATGCTTTCACGCGCAGCGCAACCTGACGCACTCGAGAATTTCTCGGTGGGCTCAAAGCTCCACGTCGGCTTCGATTTCCCATTCGATTTCGACTTTGAATCCGAGTGCGAGTTCGAGTTGGTCGCTAACCTCTTGCAACGTGGCTTCGATGGCGCCGGTGGAGTAGGCGTCGCGGGGCGCGCGCATGGAGTAGATGTGGTCTCCGCGCCGCTTGGCGATGTCGCGCACGAAGCACCAGACATCCTCCTGATGCGCGCCGACGATCATCAAGGCGCTCATGATGGGGTCCTGCGCGCTTTGCGCCAGCATTTCTTCGATGACGAGTCCGACGGCGGCGACGGACAGCGTCGCGGTGCTGGGGCTCACGTTCAGCGTGACGGTGTGAATCTGCGCGGCGGCGTCCGTGCTCGGGTCGCCGAAGAGCACGATGAGCGAGTGTTTGCGGTTCGTGGTGGTCACCGACCGCAGCATTTGGCGCGACCGCGTCAACGTCGCGACGGTGCGGTTGTTGCGCCACTTGATGGTGGCTTGGTCGCCGCTTCCGACCTCGACGGAAAGCGAACTCATGTAAAAATCGTAGACTCGACTTCGGTTTGATCTTGATAGTAAACACGCTTGACATACAATGTCCTACGTGTGGCCGCGGCTGCCGGAGTGTTTCATCGAGCCGCGACTTTGCACCGACGCCACCGACGCCAACAACGAGCGCATTCTACGCATGGTGTACCGCGGACCGCCCATGTGGGGCGACATGGGCAAAATCAACACCGAAGCGGTGCCGAAGAAAACGGCGTGCGAACAGACGCGAAATCGTCCAACGGCGCACATTGCGCAACGTGATGCCGAACGCATCGTGTTGTCATGAACGCGCCAGACACGATCGTGCGCGCGATCCAGGCGCTGGTTCCGGACGGCGTCGTGCTGCTCAGCGGCAGCGCGGGGGCGGATTTGCACTCGGATGAAAGTGACGTCGATTTGGTGGTTTTGGTGCACGGCGTCGCGCGGTCGGACGCTTTCGACGCGCTGGCGCTTTCGTTGCAGGCATCCAGCGCCGGGACCTTGCAGGTGCTGCGATCGGCGTACACGCCCGTGATCAAATTGGAGTGGAACAAAATGGTCTCCGTCGACATCATCGTGGCGTCGCTGCCGGTGGCGGTGTCGCGCGAGACGTGGCAGCGAAACTGGGGGCGCGACCGTTCGATGCCCGTGTCGCCCGCCTCGATGGATGTGGATGACGTCAGTCGCCGCGCGCTGCACGCGCTTTGGATGTGTCAAAACTTTTACCGACTGCCGGAGAACGTCAAGGATGTCGTGCGCGACGTGCGAACGTGGGCGCGCGCGCGCGGATTGTACGGCACGCAGCTGGGGTTCTGGGGCGGCGTGGCGTGGTCGCTGTTGGTGCTTTACTCGCGCGCAAACTCGCTGCGCGAGGCGCTTGCCCATATCGTTGCGTACGATTGGTCGGTGCCGTTGACCCCGAAGGGAAGCGACGACGTCGTGTACCCGCACGGCGCCGTCTGCTGCATCATGACCTACCTGGAGCCCGCCATGAACACCACCTACACGTGCAACCTCATCACGCTGCGCGAAATCATCTTGGCGGCTGAGGCGACGCTCGGCGACGTTGCGGTTGCGAGGCCGGACGCGCGCAAGGAGGCGGCAACATTGGACACAACTCTGCCTCGCTTCGAACACCACTGCTCCATCGCCTGCGAAAACATGCAGCACCGCGACTTTGTGCTGACGCGCGCGCGCCATCTCATGACGCAGCTGGAACGACCGGATCTATTTGTGCGCCCGCGCGCCTCCTTTTCGTTCGGCGTCATGACGTGGGGTTTGCAGCCGCTGCCGGGCGCCTGGACGGCGGAGCTGCACGCAGAACTGCAACAGGTGGCGCGCGAGTGGTCGGCACGTCTAAGTTCCGTTTGCAACGTCATTGTATCGATTGTATAATTAAACTCTGCGTGCGCGATTGATCACCGTAAGACACATGGAGGCGCGGAGTGCGTTGCACGACGTGGACGATCTCTTTTCGGAGGCGATTGCGTCGCTTCCTACGGGGTCGGATAAGACGGCGACGCCCGCCATGTCGGGCGCGCGTTTCGGCAGCGGGGATGATCGTCCGACGTTTAGCGCCTTTCTGCCGCCTCGCCATCGCGCCAAGGAAGTTTGCAGCGTCGAGGAAGAGCAAAACGACGACGACGACGACGACTTCCTGTTGCGCGACGTGCGGCTGCAGCAGGCGCGCAGACCGACGCCGGAGCCCAGAACGCGCGCGCGCGCTTCCACGCCGGCCGCATCCGCGTCGGCGTCGTCCGCCAGCACCCTATCCTCCGTTCTGAGCACGCCCGGCAGCGACGCCCCCAGCACGGGACCGCCCACGCTCGTTCCGCGCGTCGTGCGCGTCATGGGCGACATGGTGGCGCAGGCGATGCAGCGGCGCACCAAGCTGCTCGCTCTCGCGCGCGACATGGAAGCTTACGGGCGCGGCGTATTCGACGAGGAATCCGTGCAGGCCGTTCGCGAAGAGGCTGAACACGCACTCGACGAACTCGACGCCACGCTGCTGCGCAACAATGTGCGCAACCACGCCTTCGTGCAGGCCGTCATGCTGTACGCCTCCGCCATCGTGCGGCGGGAAGTTTTGCGCTCCGCCTGCGAACAGGATCTCATTCGCCCCGCCAGCGAACTGCAACGCTACTTTGTCGAAAAGCAAACGGATGCGGAAGTGAGGCTGCGGGCGGCGTGCAAGAAAATGTAGCGACACGATCTGCCTTCGCTTTGACCGAACATTCGTGTCTCTAAACGCGCGTTTCACCTAACGGCGCCGGTTGAAGCTGGACAGCATGGAAAGCGCCACGCCTGTCGCCGGGTCGATGCGAGCGCGCTTGGTCGCGTCGTGCACCGACTGGAAGATGGCACCCATCAGGAACAGCGCCACAAAGAAGACAATCAACATCACCACCGCGATGAAATTTCCCACCTTGCCCCACTCCACCAAGTTGAACAACGGCGACTCCTCCTGCTCGTAGCCCGTGATGTCGGTTCGGTGCGCGCGGATCGACATGATGCAGTTCGCCAACACAATGACGCCGATCAAGCCGTAGAAAATGTACACCCACACCGGCGACATGAACGCCACGTTCGCAGCGGCCTCATCCTTCGGCACGCCGTCCCGCGTCGCCCACACACCCGCCTGGAAACAGGCGATCGGAGCAAACACAAGACCCACCACCATAAACACCGCCGCCACCACCATGTACTGCGCAATGCGCTTTCTCGCATCCACATCCTTGTACTCCGACGCGTGCGTGTACTGAATGTACGCCGCCACCGAGGTCAACACAACCAACGTCGACAAAACCGCCGCCATCACGCCGGCATTCATCGCAGGGTCCTGGATACGATCCGCCATCCTTGACTCAAAGCGCGCCTCTTATGAAAGGGTTGTCGTTTATTTACATACACTCCTTCATCATTCAAGTCTTGACATTTTCACGCCACGTCGTCACTGCATAAGTTACGCATCAAGGTACAGATAATGTAAGTTTCACAAAACGATCGACGTCACTGCGTCGCTGCGCGAGCTCAGTACGGCGGGTTCACTCAAAAATTTTACGTGTCTTCGACACTTGAATTCTCTCACGCGCAGCGCAACCCGACAAATACGACGCACTCCGATTTACGTCGGCAACGTCGAGAACGCCAAAACGTTCGAACCCACCGACGCCCCGACGCCGGGAACGATGCCCACAAACGTGCGCGCCAGGGAGGCATCCGTCGCCAACGCCAACTGCAAATGGCGCGGGCGAAGCGTCAACCCCTTGGCACACATCGAAGCCGTCGCAATCCATTCGCTGGCGATGCTTTCCAGCGCCGCTCGCAAACTGCACGCCAACGCCGGCGTGATGACGACGCCCGGCAACGCATCCCGAATCAGAGCCCGCACAATGCGCGACGGAATGTTGACGCTCGGACGCGGAACGCGACGAGTTGCCCCTTCCATGCCTGCACACCTTTTACTCCAAACGTGTAAACTTCCCCAACCTTACGCGTCGCGCACCTCCACGTGCACGCGGAAAAGCGTAGTTGTCGGATTCGTGTTGAGCGTCGTCAGGCCCGTCAGGTCCAGCGTCGGATGCAAAATCATCTCGTCCAACGCCCACCGCTGCAAACGCAACATGGAGTCGCGCGGCAAAGCACGAATCGTAAACTCGCGCTGCTTCACAGAGACAAACGTCGAGTCCACACTTGCATTCTGTTCGTGACGCAGGAATGCGCTCGGAACCGCCGTTCCTTGCACGTCCGCATTCGGAGTTCGCGAAAGATTCTCGTCGCGAACCCTCAAACGCTCCAGCCACATGCGCACCAGGTCCCAGCGGCGCTCCACAATCATGTTGAGCAGCAGCTCGTTGCCGTCCGGAAGCTTCGAGTGCGCAACCAAAGCCTTCTCCACGTCGCACTGCTCCATCGCCGACCACAGCTCAGCCCGCGCGATCGACCCTTGCACATCCGCATTCGGCGGGCGCTCCGATCCGACGTTTTCGGCGACAGCCTGCTCGTCCGTCTTCTGATCGTCTTCGTCGTCGTCGTCGTCGTCTGCGTCGCACGGCAAGAAATCGGCACCGGCGGCGGCGTCCTCCGCGCCTTCGGGAACCATCAAACGATCCGCCAACATGCGCACCAAATCCCAGCGCCGCTCCACAATCATGGTCAACAGCAGCTCGTTGCCGTACGGAAGCTTCGAGTGCGCACTCAAAGCCTTCTCCATGTCGCACTGCTCAATCGCCGACCGCAACTCCGTCCGGGCGTTCGAGGCCAACTCGATGGCGTCGCGGTCCGTCAAAGCGTACGAGCGAAACGAACCTCTCTTGTTCTGCAACGCATTGTGCCACTCCATACCGGAAAAGGACACCACCGACTCCGAAAAGCAACGACCGTTCTGCAGCGCCGAAACCAGCACGTAGCCGCTTCCCGCGCTTTCGTACGGAAACATCACCACCATCCGATCACGCAAACCCAACGCCAAATCAATCAACCAACCGGCCGCCTCCGTCGACCCCGGCGGGTAAAAATAGGCAGATTGCAGAAACTCCTCGCGCTGCTCCACCCGCATCACCGTGACGCGACGAATGGCGGCGTGAAAGCGCTCCTGCAGGTTGGCGTCGTTCACTTCGCACGGAAGCATATGGAAAAGGATGTCCACAGCATGCGCCAGCTGCATCCAGTCCGCGCCCGTTCCGAGAACCTGAATGTTAGGAATGCTGCCGATGTCGCGAACCGGAGCCGGCAGCGCTCGCTTCACCGGAAGACACGCCAGAAACGCCAGCGCAAAGGCGCGTCGCGAGCTCTCGTTCGACGTCGTGAACGATGTCTCCTTCAGCAATTCTAGCAACGGGGCAGACCGCACCGCGCACGGCAGATGATGCTTCACGATGGCTTCGCGCGACAAATGCCAGGGCGAGGCGGATGGCTGTGGTGATGTGTCGCGGTGTTCGTCGTCGTCGTCGGTGTGTCGGGCTGGCTCGACGGCGACTTGCAAGTACGAGCGCATCTTGGGGTGTTCGATGACGCTGCGGTAACGGTCCGGCGGCGCGTTCAGCACGCGATCCGCAAAGAAGGTTAGAACGGCGTGAAAGACGCCGTCGGGCGACAGTTGGAACGTGGCGTCCGACTCGAAGCAGCTTTGCAGAAAAGGTACGAAGCCGACCACGCTGTCGTCCGGCTGCGCATGCGGCGCCGCTTCACGAAAGGAATTGTACACGTCCGTCACAGAGTCCGACGGCAACGCGTCGTTGCTCAACTGAGCACGCAGCAGCGACAACACGAAGGGATCCATGTCACAGTCTTATATTTTGATCTTACAGTCTGATATTCACATTGCGATTTGACACTGTACAATACGACAGCCTTTAATGTGACGTCGCTGCGCTGGGGCGGACATTTTGAGGACCGATACGCGAAAGGTCGTGGAATACGCGAAGTTCCACAGTGACGTGAGCGACGTGATGGAGTTCAATCCGACTCGTTGCGACGGTTCCGTTGTTCAAGGCGGGCGATGATTTCACGGTACTTGGCAATCTTGGGCACCATGTTGGCTCTGTCCTCGCCAGTCCATTTGATTGCGTACAGGTTTGTGTACTGATCCATGTTGGCGAGCCAGTCGTCGATGGATCGGTCCGGGTCAAAGTTATTCTTGACGCGGAGCCAAAACATCGACTCGGTTGCCTGCTTTAGAATGATGCGGTACCGATTGCCCTGGTGGAACAAGTGGTGCAAGACAGCATGCATCATGAGGTACGTCCCCCCCGGACTATGGAAGATGCCCTTCATGTTGAGACCCTCCCGCATAAGCTTCGCCTTGTAGATCAAGAACGTATCCTTGTGTGCTTTGACGTATTCATCCATCCAATCCTGCATCAGCCGCGACCCTTTGGGCGCCACGATGAACCAGTTCTCGATAAACGGGTACGACCCCAAACTCCTTCTCTTGTACTCGTACATCAAAGCATCCGCACGGGTGGCGATGCACTCGTTACGGTACTGCTCTATGAAGGAAAAGTCGGTCACCAAGATCCCCGCGTCCAGCCAAACCCCGCCGTAGTGAACCAACAGGTAGCAGCGGATGTAGTCTGAGAAGTGCGCACGATCGATATTTGTAAATTGCCCATAAAAGGACCGAGGCACGTACTGATCCAGGTTGCCGTTGTGCAAAAGGATGAAAGACCACCCCTCCGGCAAATTGCGGCGCAAGTGCATGATGTTTTCGCGAACCACCAGATCCGAAATCCTTTCCGTGTGCCAGTAGGACCAGATAATCTTGGGCAGCTCGTAAACGCCCGTGTGAGTGGCTGCTGCGCGCGCCACCTACCCGCCCTTCGAATCCGTCGTCATCGGCGTCGAAGCACCCAAAGGCGGAAACGAATCCACCGCGTCCTGTGCCACTACGCTCGCCCGCGCAGCCTCTGTGGATTGACCGTTCTCGACGGGGGCGCTCACCTCGCAACTGGTAGCCCCTTCCGTGGAGCCAGGGCACGGAGAACAAGCTGCAGATGCTGGAACTGGAGCGTACGTCCCCGCCTTGCAACGAGAACAGCGACGACCATCACCATAAGACCCAGACACACAAGCCTTACAAGAACCATCCGACGCACGACCATAACCTGCTGAACACGTGCCGTCAACCTCGTTGATGGAGGTTGAAGATTCGTTAATGATGCCGGCGGGGTCAAAAAAGATAAGCAGCAGGATCACCGCAAAAAACACAAAGATTCCGATAATAAGGGCAGCGAGCGACCAGTAAAAGTGAATCTTTCGCTTCTCGACAGTCCGAAACCCGCTGGCTTCGTTGGGGAGGTTTATGTATTCTTCGACAAATGGGTTGGGCAGCGTCATGATTGCCCTTTTTTAAACTTCACTGCAACGAAATTGAGCGACCCTTTCGAGGACCGATACGCGAAGCTAAGACGAAAGGGTGTGGAGTTCGCGACTTAAAGGCGACGTGCCTTGATAATTCTGAATGTCCAACAATACTGTCAACATGTCGGTTTACACGATGAGTCTCACGCGTCGTCGTCTGAATCCTCTTCCGAATCATCGTCATCGTCGTCGTACGAGTCGTCGTCGTCATCATCTTCATCATCCTCCTCCTCCTCCTCTTCTTCTTCGCTCTCCTCCTCCTCCTCCTCGTCATCATCGCTCTCCTCCTCCTCCTCCTCGGAAGAAGCAGAAGAAGAAGACGAAGAGTCAGCCTGTTCGTAATCGCCGTCGCTGTCGGAGTCGTCCGCGCGCGCGCATTTCCGTTTCACCACCACAAATCCGCCCTCCAACGTATCATCCTCCCGCTCCTCCTCCTCCTCCTGCAGCGTCTGCGTTCGCTTCGCACTCTTGTTTTCAGCCGCGATCGCAGCCGATCGCAAGCGACTCGCCTCCAGCCGTTGCAAAATCTCGCGCGCCTCCGCCTCCTGCCCCAGACGACGCAAATCCGCCGCCTGCTTGCGCGCATTGTACTCCGCCATCAACACCGCTTGGAGCGCCGGATCCACATCCACCTCCCCCTTGTTGTTCATGGTGTAGCGCTTAAAGATTTCAAACCCGTACGTGTCAATGTACCTTTCGGGCGCCTTTGAACTGCGCGCACTGCGACGAACCACCGTCCCCTCCGGCAACGTCATGCTGCGCATCCCCTGCTGCTCCATCTCCGGACGGTAGCTCTGCGCCACCTCCAGCTCGTCGCGCTGAGTGCGCGTCAACGTCTTGGCGGGCTGCGTACTCCCCGTCTCAGCTCCCGAAGTGACAGATATCTGCTCCATGGCGCGACGAAGCTGCACCAGCGGTCTATTTTGATGTAATTGCGAGTTTCTGAGCGATTTATTCACACAGATTGACGCTTTGGGGTCGGCGGGCGCCTGTTTTACGTCGCGCGAGTACGTTTGCTGCGGAATGGGCACGTTTCCGTGAGATGTCTTGAAAGATGCGCGGACGGTGACGGAAGTGCGCATTTGTAACTGTACGCGTCGCGTGTCTACCTTTGACTTGAAAGGCGAGTTGCGTTGGGTTTTGGGAAAGACGGCGTCGTTCGTGCTTCAGACTTTATGCGTCGATTCTTTTTTGCGTTCGTGCGGCGTCGTATTGGAGCGGACGTTCTGAGGGCCGACACGCGAAACCCTCCGAGCTACTCCAAAGCGACGTGGACGCGTCGAACTTTACTTTCGGGCGTGCTATTGTTAAATTACAAATTGCGGAACGTTCTGCGGTTGATCGCGGCGCTGGCTCACTTTGAGGGCCTCGCCTGCGTCGCCGTGGTGCATGTCGAGTGATTTTGTCATGTTGATGGAGCAGCATGCGCGAGAATTGGTGCGGATGGGTCGTCAAGCGGAGTGGACGCTGGCGCAGACGGAGGCGTACGCGGCGGCCAACGTGGGCGACGTGGTGCGCGAGGCGTGGTTCATGACGGACGTGAACCGCCTGATGATGGCGGCGATTCACGCCGAAGACCCGTTGCCGGTGCCGTACCTGGAGCCGTTGTTGGCGTGCGTGCGGGCGGAGCATGCGCGGCGCGACGCTGTCGAGTCGCCGCCCCCCGAGCTGGAGGAGGTGCAGACGCGGCAAGCGTCGCGCCACGTGCACGACATGATCATGGCGATGCGCTGCGAAATCGGCGTGACGGATGCGGGAGAGGATCGTTTGCCGCCCCCCAACTTGTGTGCAAACTGCCTTGACGTCGTGCGCGAACTGCAGAGCGGCGTCGTCCCGCTGCAGCTTCCGCCGCTCGACGCAGAACACGGCGCCGACGCATGTCCCGCGGCGACGCTGATCGCGCTGCAGCAACGCATGCGTCGCATGCTGTCGCTCAGTCAGCCGTTGCAGGCGTGGCTGGACCGAAAAGGGTTTGTGCTGCAAAAAAAGCCGGAGGATGCGCGCTCGATGGCGGAGGCGACGACGCACACCAGCTTTCGCGGCGGCAACTTTTGCGTGCCCTACGAATACAACCACGAGTTTTTCGTGCGCATGGTGTACGGCATGATGCGACAGGAACGCTACTTTTTCATCGAGAAGCGCGGCGTCGGCAACTCCGCCACCACCTTCAAATTTCACATCGACCTGGACATGGTGCAGCCCGACTCGCAGCCCGCCAACACACTCTACGTACTTCGCGTGGTGCGCGCCATACAGTTTACGCTGACGACGCTGTTTCCGAACGCCCCCTTCGACATGCTGCGCGCCTACGTGCTGTTCGCGCCCGCCAAGACGCGAGCTTCGCGCGCATCCTCCACCTCCTCCGCCTCCTCCAACGCGCCGCGCGCCGCAGCCGCCGACGCCTCCGCCGCCGCCGCCGAAGCTTCGCGCATCGCGGACTTTCGCACGTCGCCGCAGGAACTGCTCGACGTTCTCTGCTCCAAGCGCCGCCGCGGCACGCAAGATGCGCAGGAGATGTCGTACACCACGCACGTCTACTTCCCGATGCTGATTGTGACGAGGATCGTGGCGCGCAGCATTCGCGAGGCGTGCATTCACAACCTGAACCGTCTGGTGGGTTCGCGCGCAGCCCCTTTCAACGCCTGGAACGACGTGTTTGATCTTTCGGTGTACGAGGACAACGGGCTGCGCATGTACGGCAGCGACAAATGGAAGAAGGTGTGCGAGGAGTGCGGGGGTGCGCGTCGCGATCGCGAGCACGTGTGTTTTCGGTGTCACGGTGCCGGCGGGCATCCGACGGACCGTTTGTACCGCCCGCGCTTTGTGTTGGATGGCGTGCGCGACGCGCAGGCGGAGGAGGCGTGGTTGGTGAGCTGCATGGATGCGGAGTTGATGTTGCACACGGCGGACGGACCGGTGCAGTACGAGGCGGCGATGGTGGAGGCGCGCGTGCACTTTGACCGGCAAACGTGCGCGCTGTGCGAGCCCGTGGCGATCGCGCCAGAAGCGTGCTCCTCGTTGACGGATCTGGTGCTTAACATGACGCAGCACCTGTACCACGCCTGCAACTGGACCGAGATGTACCGCGTCACGCGCAACTGGTACTACGCCATGATGATGTTTTCCATCCAGGTGCCGTCGCTGTGTCCGCCGTCGCCCGGGTACCGGGCGCGTTCCGGGCTCACAGACATTAGCGCCTTTACGCGCGCGCTGGACTCGGACCGCGCCTCTCGGGCGCAGCGCGAGATCGAACTTCTCAGCAGCGACGCCAAGCCCACGAAGCGCGCCCTGCACGCCGTCGGCTACGACCGCGATCGCGGCCTGCAGCTGGCCGCCAAAGCCGAACAGGACTTTGACAAGGCGTACGACCTCTTCGCCGGAAGCAGCGCCATCGCGCGCTCGGTGGATGAGAAGCCCAGCACGCGCCGCTTCGCCCTCGTGTGCTACCTGTTCCGACACCTGCCCACGCCGGAGCTGAAGGAACGCTACGGATCGCTCACGGTGCGACGCCTGGTCACCATCTGGGAGGGCGAAGCGAGCTCGCTCATCGCCAACCGCTCCGACGTCACGCTGCCCGCCCTGCTGGTCAACGTGCAGGGACCAAACTCGCGCTACTGTCACAACATTCGCAAGGAACACGGAAGCAACAACATCGGCTTTCTGATCTGCCAACGCGGCATCACGCAAGTTTGCTACAGCGACAAGTCCAGACCCGAGGGCGCGTGCTGCGAGCGCGTGGGCGAGCATCGGCGCTTTCGGTTCTCAACGGCACTTTCCGAACTTCCCGCCGCCATCGCCGCCGAACTCTTTCAGGGTCTCATCATGTTCCAAAACAGCCTGGTGCGCAGCACCGTCGCGATCGCGCAGTCGCTGGCGACGTCCGCCGCCGCCGCCACCGACGGACAGGCTGTCGAACGACGCGTGCTGCAGCGCTTCGAATCCAACTCGGAGCAAATGCGCGCCTCCGGAGGCGTCGCCGCCAGCTCCGCCAACGCCCTCGCCGCCGCCCTCGCCTCCGCCAAAAAAGCGAGATTCTAAATTCAACGCAGCGACATCGGCTGCGACCGGCTGCCGTCGCGGTACACCGATAGACATTTCAGGTTGGTGTGCGACGCAGCGTACGCAAAGGCGTGCTGCACATCCTTCGACGTGGCGTGCTGCGGCAGCTGCAGCGTCTTCGAGACACTGTTGCACACATGCTCCTGAAAGGCGCTCGCGATCGCCAACTGCTGCTGCACGGGCACCGACAGCGCCTCTGCAAAGAACGGCTCAATCGAAAAGCCGCGCGTTTCGGGCAGCAGCAGCGTCAATCCCCCCGTCGGCGGCAAACACGTGCTCGTGACGTTGCCGTAATGCTCGCCGACCACGCGACCGGCGCCCCCCAGCACGCTCGCCACGACGCGCGCAAACTCCACGCTCGCGTCGCTGCCGTAGCGAATCTTTTGACGCACAAGAGCATCCGAAAACCCCGTGACACCCAAGCCGATGCGGCGATACCGCAAAGATGCGTTGCGCGTCAACGAGGTGACAAACTCCGTCTTGTCGAGCACCGTGTTCAACATTTGCACACCGAACGCGACCGCATCCGACAAACGACCCGTGTCGAACGAACCGGAGCCTTCGTCCCACAACTCGTCGCTGTTCAAGTGAATGGATGCCAACGCGCACGTTTCGCCGTGAAACATTGATTGCTCGCCGCACGGAACCAGCGCGCGGTACCAGTGATTGGGCAGCGGCAGGTGGTGCGTGCGCTGCAACCGATCCTCCAGCACAATGCCCGGACATCCCGTTGCGACGGCGCTTTCGCTCAACGCCTGCAACAGCAACTTATCGTCGTGCTTCTGATGCAACAGGGCGTGTACGTTGGGAAACGAGACGGTGATGTTGAACAGGTACAGCTGGTTGGCGTTCTGCACTGTATTTTTGCTGTCGATAAACTCCAGAACGCGCGGGTGAAGACTGCTCAGCACCGCCATGTTGCCGCGTCTGGGTCTGGTCAGCTTCGTTTCGACGCTTTCGCATGCGTCGTGCAGCTCGTGCAGCGCCGCCACGGGGTCCGAGACGCCGTTCAACAGAAACCCGACGCCGGTGCCCGTCGCCCACAACTCGCGCGCCTGCTGCTTCATCAACTGCAAGTGATTGTCGCTGTACACCTCCAACACGGCGCAGTTCGGACGCAACGGCACCACCGAACCGTTGCATCGACCAAAGGCTGATAAAATGTTGCCCGCCGGCACCAACGTCTGCGATCGCAGCAAACGAGCCATACCGCCGTCCTCCGACATCGACAGGTTGCGAATCAACCGCTTCGCGATCTCGTCGTACGAAGACGCCAAATACCGCGACCGCAACAGCTGCGACACACTCATGACGCTCGAAACTTTTATTTCTTATAGACGCTGCATGCGCGCCACCGGCTGATCACCCACCGACGCATTGTGCTTGCCGGTGCTGCGCTCCCGATCACCGACGGCGTACGAGGCGTGTCTTCCGAGATCGGCGAAGGAGCGCGCGCGCGGAGTTTGCAGAAAGGCGCGGTGCATCTCTTGCTCTTGTCGCAACCGCTCTATTCTAGCTTGTTCAGTGCGTTGCATCGTTTCATGCATGTCCTCCATTCTAGCTCGTTCGGCGGTGTCGGTTTCGCGGCGCCGCAGGCGCGCCAGCAGCGCGCGCAGTCGATCGCGCGTGAAGCGGAACTCGTCGCTGTCGCGCGGCATGTATCCGATTTGTTCGGACAGCGCCTGGCAGAGGTTGTCCACGTCGTGCAAATGCTCGCGCCACTCGATGTCGGGTCGGATTCTGTGCAGAATGTCAAAGATGGCGTCGATGCCTTGATCGTCGAGACCCAGTGCGTACGCCTCTTGCAGTTCGGATTGCAGTGGGTCGAGTGTGGTGATTTGCTGCACGGCGCTTTCGATGTCGGCAAGGTGCGCGTCTTCCTGCGGCAGCGACGCAACCTGGCGACTCAGGCGCGCGACGGCGTCCTGCACCGACGTCGGCTCGCGCCCGCCCAGCGAACGCACCAACTCCGCCAACGCAAGGAAGGCGGGGTGCTCGGTGTCAATGTCGCGATCCAGCAACGACTGCATCGCGCTGCTGATGATTTCGGAGCGGGCGCCGCCCCCCAAGTGACGTCGAAGGATCTTGTTTTGTTGCATGACGCGCTTTAATTACACGTCGCTTTGAGGAAGCTCGGACGTTTCATCTTAGCTTCGTCACTGTGGAACAGCTCAGTACGGCGGCCTACACTCGAGGATTTCTCGGTCCTTACGGACCTCAAACCTCTCATTCCGACTCTTCGTCGTATTGGAGCGGACGTTTCGAGGCACGCACTTTTGAAAACTCACAAAGACCCGTTCAAAAGACGACGGGCAGCCAACACGTCGCCGGACGTGATCGTGACGCGAATGTTTGCGCGACCCTTCTCGCGCGCGGCGTCGTACTCGTCCGCCGACATGCTTCTCGAAAAGGCGATCGACGCCGCCACGCGCAACACGCGATCCGACAACGGCATGCCAGACAAAATACGAAACACCCGTGTGTCTTTACTCTCAGGCGGCGATCACAACGCTCCACGTCACTGCGGCGCTGCGCGAGCTCAGTACGTCGGCTTCCACTCGAGGTTTTCTCGGCGCTTCGCGTGACGGACCTCAAACCTCTCACGCGCAGCGCGACTCGACGAACTCCAAAGCGACGTGTGTCTGGTTCTCAGCGCTTCGCCTACTGGGCAGCAAACCTCTCACCCGACGCGCGATAATTGCCGATGGTTCGGCGCCTTATTGCGCCGCCCGCGACATCCTCCGCCGCCGCTTGCATGGCAACGGGCTCCGATGGCGTGAAGCGCTGCCGAACGCCCGGCGGTCGAAGTCGCATGATACGCGACATCGTTGCCGGATCGCTTCGACGCGCTTCGTCTTGCAAAACGTTGAGCAAATCAGCAAGGAATTTCGCCTGCTCCGTCACAACCCTAAAATGGATCGGTGTCGACTGAGGTCCATCGTGGCGCTCCTCTACAACCCTGAAAGTACGACCGGTCGCGGTATCGACCTCGAACGTGCGGAGTTCGTAGTTTATCGTGCCCTGTATAAAATTTCCGGACGACGGGATGGAACCAGACGTCACGGTGAATACACCATCATGTGAAATCGTAGCTCTGAAGTCCGTTTCTTCGTTGCGGTGCTCCCTCTGCTCCTCGTACAGCGATCTCGTGACGTGTAACAACACATTGCGACGAGAAGCGTCTTCCACCTGCGCCGCAGCGCGACGGGCGCCTTCACGATCAAACCCAAAGTCTGGTAAATCAGCCTGCGACATGAATGTGGCGTCGTGTTTAATCCAGCGGTCACGTTTCTCATCGTCTGAATATTCACTCAAGTATAACTGCATTTGTTGCGCTGCGCGTGAGAGAATTCAAGTTTCAAAGACATGTAGAATTATCGAGTGAAACCCGACGCACTGAGCTCGCGGCGCTTCGCTTACTGGAACTCTAACCTCTCACGGGACGCACGATAATTGCCGATGGTTCGGCGCCTTCTTCTGCCGCCCGCGACATCCTCCGCCGCTTGCATGGCGACGGGTTCCGATGTGGTGACGCGCTGCCGAATGCGCGTCGGTCGAAGACGCAATATTCGCGACATCGTTGCGGGTTCTCTTTGGCGCGCATCGTCTCGCAAAACGCGAATAAAATCAGCCAGGAAATTCGCCTCCTCCGTCACAACCCTAAAATGGATCGGCGTCAACTGAGGTCCATCGTGGCGCGTCTCCACCACCGTGAAAGAACGACCGGTCGCGGTATCGACCTCGAACGTGCGGAGTTCGTAGTTTATCGTGCCCTGTATAAAATTTCCGGACGACGGGATGGAACCAGACGTCACGGTGAATACACCATCATGTGAAATTGTAGCTCTGAAGTCCGTTTCTTCGTTTCGGTGCTCCATCTGTTCTTCGTACAGCGATCTCGTGACATTTAAAAAGAGATTGTGACGAGAAGCGTCTTCCACCTGCGCTGCAGCGCGACGGGCGCCTTCACGATCAAACCCAAAGTCTGGCAAATCAGCCCGCGACATGAAAGTGGCGACGTGTTTAATCCAGCGGCCGCGGTTATCATCGTATGCATGTTCACTCAGGTAAAACAGCATTTTGGGGGTTCTGTATGAGTGTCGCGACGGAGGGGCGTCGTATTTCTGAGCTACTCCAAAGCGACGGGCCTTCGTTGTATCGGTTGGGGTCTTTGTCGGCGGATGTGAATGCGACGTTGTTTGACACGATGGAGGAGATGCTGTGGCGTTCGGCGCGTTCGCAGTGGGTGGCGGCGAACCCGTCCAACGGGCGCTACAAGTCTCAAATTCTGCGCGAGCCGGAGAGTGCAGCGTACCTGTGGAGCGTGTTGCAGCCGATGTTGGTGAGTCGTTTCGGCGACGGTGCGTTTGAGGCGACGCAGGTGGTTTCGATTTCGAAGGATTGCAGTCCGATTCTGCGGCACGTGGACAACGTGCGGTACGAGGGAAACTGGAAGTTGCTGGTGTATGCCAACGACGCCGAAAACGGTCGGGGCGTTGCGGGCACGCGCTTTTTCGACGTGGATGGTGCGGCGTCGCTGGATGTTGATTTTGAGCCCGGCGGCGTCGTGTTGTTTGACATGCGGCTGCAGCACGAAGGGTTGCCGTTGCGACACGGGGCGTTGAAGCGCACGTTGGGGCTTCGGCTGCGTCGTAATGCGGTGATTTCGGATGTCGTGACGTAGGTGAGGGCGCTCGTGCACTCACAATCAAAACGAAAGGTTTTACACGATGACGAGTACGTTTCGTGCGTTGCCGCCGGAGACGACGGTGGGTGCTTTGAATCCGGTGGACATTGTGGGTTTGCGTGCGAACGGCGGATCTTTGTTGGTGCAGCCGGGTCCGGATGCGTTTGCGTACGAGGGTCCGGGGCAGACGATGCTGCTTCCGTCGCCGGAGGAGTTGGAGCTGCGCGAGGCTGCGAAGCCGGAGAAGGATATCATGGTGACGTGGGCGCGGCAGGCGTACGGCGACCGGTCGTACTGGGACATTTTGTTGTCGGACCGCACGCTCGCCATCATGGCGCGCCGCGTGATGCAGGTGGGGGCGCAGAGTCTCTCCTCCCAGTTTGGCTACTTTGAGACGACGCCGTACCCGTTTGTGTGGTCGGAGGGGCATGCGTTGGAGAACCTTGTCTTTAGCGTCGACATGTTTGCCAACGCGTACCCGCCCGAGTCGCCGCCCTCCAAGCAGCAGGTGATTCAGTGGTGGCGCGATCTGGTGTGGACCGTCGCGCAGGTGTACGGCGACAACGTGCGCCAGGGCATCCTGTACAAGCGACAATTGACCGACGGACCCGTCAACCCCGGCATGGTGGCGCGCCCGCGCGTGCCCGACCGCGCCGGAAACCGCGAAATCAACACCGCCCCGTACGTGTTGTCGCACCCGTGGGGACACGGCGGCAACTTCCCGCTGCGCTAAAACAAATCAAAAAAGGAACGCGAAACGAGCGATGGATCCGATCGCCACCGCCACCGAAGACGAAGAGCACGTCACTGTGGAACAGCTCAGTACGTCGGCCTTCACTCGAGGTTTTCTTGGCGCTTCGCGTGACGGACCTCAAACCTCTCATTCCGACTCGGCGCAGCGCCGCGCCTCCCTGATCCGCAACTTGCCGGGCGCCAAGCAAGAGGCTGAAAACACACACATTGTCACCGCGCGCGAACAAGACCTGGACCGCATGTACGAACGCATGCTGCGCGCGCGACTGACGTCGGACGACACAAAGCTGCGCGCCGAAACCGCCAAACGAAGCGGCGTCATCGCCGGCGCCGCCGTCGCCGGCGCCATCGTCGTCGCACTCATCATAGCTTGCTCCATCCGCATGTCGGCACAAAAGCGCAAAGCGGTGAGCGCGTAAAAACGAATGTTGCTTCTGCGACGTACGCCCCACGTCGCCTTGGAGTAGCTCTGTACGTCGTTATTTCCACGACCTTTCATCGGCCCTTGCGGGCCTCGAAAGGGTCGCTCCAATACGACGCACCCCACACCGTCTCACAAACTGTCCGCCAGCAGCTCGCGCATGTCGGAGATGGTGGTGCTGGCGGGCAGCGAAGCGTCGGTGTCGCCGAACGCCACGTACTCCAGCGACGCCACGTCCTGCAACATAGCTGGCAGCACGTGCCCCACCGAAAAGGAGCGCGTCAGATGCCGTTCATAAAAGGAGCGCGCGTTGTCGGCAATGACCTGCGCCTCTTGCAGGTTGCGCAACACAAACTGAATGCGCTCCAACAGGTTGGACAGGTCGTTGCGCACCGACAAGTAGTGCACATTGTCCTGCAGAAAGCGAGTGTACCACATCTCGAAGGGGCTTACGCGCAGCAGGCGCTCGTCAGGCTGCACCATCAGAACGACGGAGCCGCTGCCGAGCAGCGTCGCGAGTCGACTGGCGGCGGCGTGCCCCGGAATGTAGATTTGCACGGCGTACTCGTTCATTTGGTCGTGCGTCAGGAAGTGGTGCTTGCCGACGTCCAGCCCCGAAAAGGCGCGAACGTCGATGCGCACCATCGCGCCCGAAAAGGGGTCCACCTTGTCGCGCTCGTTGAGACCGACCAGTCGGGCGTCCAGCAGCTCGTTGTCGTGCATCGTCGCGATTCGAAGGCGCGGGTTGCTTTCGGGCGTGACGCCGAAGCCGGTGGCAGTGCCGCGCCAAACCGCACGCAGCTTTCTGTCGCGCAACAACGACGGTGCCGGTGCTGGTGCTGGTGCCGACACCTTCAAATCCGCCGCCAACGGCACCGGAAGATCCGCAAAACAACTCATGTTGGTGTACGGCGAAAACATCGGCAGCATCGGACGCGGCGCCGACATCAAATCGCACACTCGGTCCGCGTACGGTCCACACATGTACGGATGCACGCCGCCATCCAGACGCACCAACGGGTGATCGCGCTTGTTTAGAAAAAACTCGCACCACGACACATGCACGCCCTCGCGCCGCATCGTGCGCAACGCATCCACCAACGCGACGTAGTACTCCTCCAACAAATCGAAGGACCACATCGGCTGCTTCTGCTGCTGCTGCTTCACGTTGCACAAAACACCCGCGTTGCACCACCACCGACGCGGATCCGCCAGGTAGCCCGGCATCGAACCATCCTCCGTCGCGCGCGGCTGCAGGCGCTGCAAGTCCCACCGATTGGTGAAATGAGCGTTGCAAAGCGGCAGAAACACGCGCAAATGCTCGTTCACGATCAAGACATAGACGGCGCTTCTGCAGTGCTCAAACACGTAGCGCAGCGAGGCATCCAGCACCTGATCCATGCTGCACGCCCGCAATTCGTAATTGTTGAGCAGCGGTCGCAGAATGGAGCTTCGGAAGACTTGCACGAAGGCGTCGTCGCTCGGCGGGTTGGGTTCGAAGGGGGCGCACAGCGGGCGCAAACTGTCGCGCATCGCGCCGATCACCGCCTTCGCCTCGCGAAGGTCCGTCACCAGCGAAAACGATGCGTCCGGCGGCGGGGCGGGCGCAAGGTCCGCCGCATGAAAGGATCGCGCACCCCGCACGTCGCTGCCCTCCATCTCAGAATCGACGCAATACGCGGTCGCTTTTCTGACGGTGACAAATTCACGTTCCGCGGAACGTTGCAGGTAAAGGGCATCAAAATCTCGTGCCCCCAAATGTGGGCGCCGCGACGCATGTCCGTTCGCCTGCCCGACGGCAGCGAGGCGCTGTTGCCCGTGCTGCTGCAGATGCCCGAAATCTGTCACGGAATGGCGTCGTGGCGCGGGAAGGCGACGCGCTGCCCCCTGCTTGCGGACACGCACCTTTTCGTGCAAGGGCGCATGCAACCGTGGCTGTGCGAGAAACACGCGGACCTTTGGCGCGGCGCCGTCGCCCAATATCACGAACTGCAGATTGTGAACGGGTGCGACGTCGTCGTCATGGCGCACACGCTGCTGCGCAGTCGAAGCCCGCACGTGGTGGCGCACGCAAGCTCCCTGTTTGAGCGCGTGCAGCGGTGTCTGGAGGCGCGGCGCGCCGTGCAAGGAACCTTCTTTTCCGACGTCGAGTCGGACGACGGGCATGTGCGTTTTCTGGGGGAGTTGCAGGATGTGCTGGCGACGTATCGTAGCTTGCTGCGCGACTACCGGCCGCCGCTGCAGGACATCGTCGACACTTCGGATCCAGACTGTACGACGCAAGAGGGCGCAGACAGCAACCCGACGCCGTCGCCCCCCGACCCTTCGGACCCCTTGAGGACTGAAATGTCCGATGAAGGTTCGTGTACATCGCGACGCTCCGACCTACTCCAAAGCAACGTGGAACGGCATGATGCATCGTCCGTCAAGTCGAACGAGCCTGCAACTCCGCACGTTGCCGCACAAAAGGCGCGCCGCAAGCAGAAGCTGGACAAGGCGTCGGCGTGGCTGGAGCGCGAGATATGCGACGTGCAGTTTCGGCTGGAGAACTTTGACATCTTTGTGTGTTCGTCGCTGGATACCATCATCTTTGGCAGCGTGCGCGACATGGAGGCGGCGGTGCAGCGGCTTTCGATGCAGCACTTGCGTTCGGAGCTGCAGTCTCTGATGGCGATCGCCACCCTTCGCGACCACAAGTTGCGAATTCAGGTGCTGCTTGCCAGGCTGGAGCATTCGCGCGGCACGATGGAGAATTTGATGGCGGCGGCGGTGGTGTCGCTGCGCATTTGGTTCAACATTTATTCGCGCCCTTTGCTGACGCTGCACATGCCGAGCGAGCGCGAGGTTTGCGTCACCATGTACCCGACGATCTCCAACATGATGGCGCTGCCGCGCCCGAAGTCGTACCACGCGGGCGCCTTCGAATGCGCCAACGCATGCACCGCCACGCGCGAGCGCTGGGTCGGCACCGAAAGCGGCGCCCGCATCAAACTCACCGTCGTGCAACACTACACCAACTCGTGCGTCACCATCTGCGGCCGCACCGCCGCCGCCATGCGCAGCTTGGACGAGAACACGCATCACGACGCCTACAACCCCAGCGCGCTCAGCCCGTACATGTGCATGTACATGGAGTATCTGCGTACGATTATGCACTACACGCAGCTCAGCACGCTATTCGATGCGCGTTTCGTATTCAAGACGGAGCGAATGATGCGTCTGCAGCCGGTGTCGGCGCCGTTGAGCTCGATGTGCTCCTTGATGTTGCAGCGCAGCCTGCAGCACGAAAGCAGCCGGTGGATGCCGACGGTGCACGAGTTGTCGCAGTTGACGTTTGAGTTGTCGCGCATGAATGTGGGCGTGCACAGCTGCGACTCTTTGGTGGAGGGCTACGAATTGATGCGCAACTTGGCGGTGCAGGTGCTGCAAGCGCCCGCTTCGCCGCCCGTCTTTTTTTCGATGGTGCATGCGGAGGCGACGGTGCGTCGTGTTGGAGCGGACGTTTTGAGGACCGAAAGGTCCGATGAAACGTCGTGGCAATCGCGACGCTCCGAGCTGCTCCAAGGCGACGTGGAGCCGGGCGACGATCAGGTTTGCTTGCGCATGGAGCGCGGCGACTTGGTTGTTTGTCTGCGCGAGTTTTCGTGCGACAGTCGTGCGTGGCTGTCGGCGCAGGCGCGCGCGTTGCGCGCTCACTTTTTGGGCGACGAGGACGGCGTGCGGCGCGAGCGCGAACGGTGTCTCGCCTTGCAGGACAAGTACCCCTTTCCGTTGGACGTGGATGTGCCGCGCTGCGCATCGATCGGCGCGCTCACGCGAGCAACGCGCGCTCGTTTGACGGAGCTGATGATTGCCGCTTCCGTGTTGTCGTCCGCGATCGTGAACGACGGGATCCCGACGTTTGTGGTGGGTTCGGATGTGTGCTGGTGCGCGCACGACGAGGACGCGCGGCAGATCATGGTGGCGGCTGCGATCTTGGACAGTCGTCGGCGCGGGGAGTGCCACAAGCTGATGATGCGCGAGTACGAGGGCTACGACCCGAAGCTGTCACTTTTGGTTCGGTGCGGGCGGCTGCGTTTACGCGCTGCAGTTTAAGCATTCCGTCTCGTCCTCTGCTGGTGTGCCTTGCGTACCTTGTGTGGGCGTGTGCGTGGGTGCCGGCGTTTGCAGGGCGCGCGCGAGCGCGGGGTCCACCGTGAACGCGATGGCGTCCGCCTTCGGGCGCGTGCGCAGATAGTACATGCCGGTCTTGAGTCCGTTGCGCCACGCGTAAAAGTGCATGGATGTGAGTTTCTCAAACGTAACCTCCGACATGTGTGCGTTGAGGCTTTGGGACTGGCACACGAACGGGCCGCGCGCGATCGCCTGGTTCATGATCACCTTGTGCGGAATCTCCCAGACCGTTTTGAAGACGGCGCGCACGTCCAACGGAAGCTCCGTCAGGCGCTGCACCGATCCTTTCGTGGCGATCAAGCGGTCGCGCAGCTGCGGCGTCCACAGGCCGCGCCGCACCAGCGTGTTCACCAGGTGCTTGTTGACAACCGTGAACTCGCCCGCCAGCACGCGCCGCGTGTACATGTTGCTCATGAACGGTTCGAAGCTTTCGTTGTTGCCGAGGATTTGCGCGGTGCTGGCGGTTGGCATCGGCGCGACAAGCAGCGAGTTGCGCAATCCGTGCGTCGCGACGCCGTGCTCCAGCGCCTGCCAGTCCAATTCGAAGGGGTGCGCCGCCCGAACGTTGGCGTTGCCGCCGCGCAGCGTGTGCGTCGGGCGAAGGTTCCAGAGATGGTACTGCAACCGCCCCTGCGACGAAGGACTGCCCGGGAAGCTTTCGTACACACCGTGCGACACGGCGCGGTTGCAGGAGGATGTGGCGGCGGCGTGGTAGATGGTTTCAAAGATGGCGCGGTTGATGGCGGCCGCTTCGTCGCTTTCGAAGGGCACCATCATGCGCGCAAAGACATCCGCCAAGCCCTGCACGCCGATGCCGATCGGGCGGTGGCGTCGGTTGGAGCGCTCTGCCTGCGGCAGCGGGTAAAAGTTGGCGTCGATCACCTTGTCCAGATTGGCGGCGACGCGCATGGCGACGCGGTGCAGCTTGGCGTAGTCAAACGTCGCGCGCGCCAACGGCAACGGGAACGGACGCGACGAAAGCAGCACCGCCATGCCGTCAATGTAGTAGATCGACGCCACGTCGCTTTGGAGTAGCTCGGAGCGTCGCGATTTCCACGACGTTTCATCGGACCTTTCGGTCCTCAAAACGTCCGCTCCAATACGACGCACGTCGCCCACGCGCACCGCCTCCTCGCGCGCGGGACTCGCGATGCGCAGATGCACAACGTCGTGCGCGATGCTGGACCGCAAGTCCTCCACGCACGCACCGTTCAGCACGCGCTGCAGCACCGAGAAGACGCGCCCGAACACGAACGCGTCGCCCGCCTCGCGTCGCAGCTCCACGATCACGCCGTCGCTTCCGTGTTCGCGCGCCTCCACATTATCGGTCTGCATGGCGATGCTGATGCGCACAAAGTTGGGGGGCTGCGTGTCTGCCACGCTGTCGTGCACGTGCAGCCCGAGCGCCGCGAGCGCGTCGTGCACCGCCTGCACGGAGCTGGCGACGCAGGTGCTGGGCGTGCGGTGCGGGCTGAAGATGGCTTCGTGCGCGACGCACTCCATCGTGACGGGCACTTCGCACTCGCGCCAGTCGACCAGTTCCGCGACGTGACGCGGCAGCTGCATGCGCCACGCAAAGGTGCCGTCGTACGGCACGCGCACCCACGCCGCCTGCTCCGGAGACAACACATCCACCACAAAGTGCGGCAACGAAATCGACGCCAAATTGCAAACGGCGATCTCGTCCGCACTCGTGTACTCCAACACCTCCGTGCACAAGTTGGAGCTTTGGATCGTGCCCAGGTGCTGATGGTTGCTCTTCAAATTGCAAGCGTCCTTGAACAACATGTACGGCGTGCCCGTCTCCTGCTGCGAAGAAAGGATGGCGCGCCACAACAGCAGCGCCTTCACGGACCGCACGCCGCGCCCTTCGCGCTCGTAGCGCTCGTACAAAGCATCAAACGCGGATCCGTGCACCTCCTGCAGTCCGGGGGCGGTGCCGGGGTCGAAGAGCGTCCAGTCGCCGCCGCTTTCGACGCGGCGCATGAACAGATCGGGCGTCCAGAGCGCGTAAAACAGGTCGCGCGCGCGCTCGTGCTCGTTGCCCTGGTTGCGCTTCATCAGCAGCACCTCAAAGATGTCGGCGTGCCACGGTTCAATGTAGATGGCAAACGCGCCCTTGCGCTTGCCGCCGCCCTGGTCCACGTAGCGCGCCGTCTCGTTAAACACGCGCAGCATGGGCACCAATCCGTTGCTGCGTCCCTGCGTCGAGTGAATCAGCGACCCGCTCGCGCGAATGTTGTGCACCGCGAGCCCGATGCCGCCCGCGTACTTGGAGATGCATGCGCACTGCTTCAGGGTGTCAAAGATGCCTTCGATGGAGTCGCTTTGCGTTTGCAGCAAAAAGCAGGATGAAAGTTGCTGCTTGGTCATGCCGCTGTTGAACAGCGTCGGCGTCGCGTGCGTGTAGGCGCCCGTGGACATGAGTGTGTACGTTTCGGAGATGCGCAAAAGTCGCGAAGCGTCGTCGCCTTCGAACTCCACTGCGATCGCCACGCGAAGCCACATGTGCTGCGGGCGCTCCACCACGGCGCGCGTGCGCGGGTCGCGCAACAGATACGACCGCTCCAGCGTGCGAAAGCCAAAGTAGTCGAAGGCGTACAGATCGCGCTCGTGCTGCGGAAGCTGATCCAGTTCGGTTGCGTGCGCGCGCACAAAGTCGACGAAGCTTTCGTTGAGCACGGAATCGAGCGTTTGCAGCATGGTGTGTGAAAAGCTGGCGTTGGTTGCCTTGTGCAGGTTAGTGACCGCGATGCGTCCCGCGAGCTGGTGGTATTGCGGATGAACAGTGGACATGGATGCGGCTGTTTCGGCGGCCAGCTCGTCCAGCTCGCTCGTGCGCACGCCGGGGTACACGCCCGCCACCACCTTTTGCGCCACCAGCACGACATCCACCTCCGTCAGGTCGTTCAGCACCAGGTTGCGCAAACGCTCGGTGATCTTGTCGAACGCCACCGGCTCGTGACGTCCGTCGCGCTTCACAACGTACATGGCGACGCACGCAAGTTTGCGATCTGATGTTTATAGTTACGATTTGCATTTCGCCACGTCACTGTGTAACAGCTCAGTACGGCAGGTTTTACTCGAGAATTTTACGTGTCTTCGACACTTAAATTCTCTCACGCGCAGCGCAACCTGACGCACCCCTGCGTCGAGTCGAAATGAGAGGTTTGAGGTCCGTCAGGGCCGAGAAAACCTCGAGTGAAGGCCGACGTACTGAGCTGTTCCAAAGTGACGTGTTTACGCATCTTCACGACGGCGTGTTGAAATCCAGGCGCCACGCGACGCCGACGGAGTCGTCGTTGATGCACAGAAACCGATCGGGATTGGGCAAACGGTCGCGCGATTCGACGCGCACGATCAGCGTCACGGTGCTCACGTCCAGCATGACGGCGTCGTACGGCGCCACGTCGTCGTTGAAGAAGATGGCGAGCAGACGCACGCCGTCCACCTCCACGTCCATGCACACGCGCGCAAACTCGCTCAGCGACAACGGGAGCGGAGCGGGGCTCAGGGTGCCGTTCAGGGTGTACAGAACCATCCGGGGCGTCGGTGAGAGTGAAAATGGACGGCGCAGAAACATCGCGGAAGTGCGCGGCACGTCGTATGTGAAATGCTCTAGAATTTGAAGGCTTCGAGGATTGTACATAAGAGATAAAACAGTGGCGCGTCATTTGAGGACGTCATGAGCGGGCGTGGCGCACCAGGCGGACCACCACGAGGCGGACCAGGGGGGCGAGGACAACAGGGAGGACGAGGTATTCAACCTCCTGCGACTTCTCCACCAGCACAGTCAACCACTCTGAACGTGAATTCACTTGTAGCGTTTCCGACACTTGGACCCGCACCACCTTCCGGAGCAGCAGCAGCCGCTGCCGCACCCGGAGCAGCAGTAAGAACCACACCCAGAGCCGGAGCCGGAGCCGGAGCCGGAGCCGGAGCCGGAGCCGGAGCCGGACCGACCACTCGAAGCGTCGTCCCTGGCGCAGTACTTGAAGTCATGGATGTGCCCAACCAGGGACACGTTGAAAATCGTCCATTGTTAATCGGCGCAAAAGCGGACATGGTGAACCACAGGTCAGAGCTGACCAATATTAGACCGAGATTACCACCTGGTGACTCCATCATGAATGGAGACGTCATGGTGCACGCAAGACTTCCACTCTACACGTCGGTCACCATGTTAGACACTCCAAATAGAAGAGCAGATATTGACAAGCCAGCCATGGCAACTTTGAACGACGTCGAACTCTTGCTGGAGAAACCATTTAGTGTATTGTTTCAAATTTGGCCAGAAACTAGTTCGAGAGCAGGTGGCGCCTACGCACGACAAATGGACGTAAACGTTACTCTGTCCGAAATCATACAGATACCCGTGCGATCCTGCAACGCTACCATTATGGTCTACACGATTGATCGTCGTAGTGGAGCACGAATTCCTACCTTAGGACTTTGTCCTTATCCTGCATACATCGGTAATCCTTCCGCTACATCTGATTTGCATTACTGGTTGTGTCAGCAACACTGGGATGCATATGGAAAACTAGAACAGCAACACCAACAAGCTAAATGGTTTACTCGCGTTCAAGCAAGCGGAAGAACTCAACATTCATACTTTGCATTTTGTGAAGGATTAAATGATTCACAGATTATGAGATATGCAAGCAACTCTGCAACACAGCCATTATTTTACGGTCTGGACCGCGAACTGCAGCTTCGTGCAGAAATTCAAGTCAAGTACTTTCACAAAAAGCCGAGTAGCGACACACACATGCATCAGTGCCGTCGAACAATAGACATTATCAAGAATGTCTTGGATTTGACGGAAGAAGCGGCTCGTACGAATACAGTTCTAGGAACGTTCCGAGAAGCACTGAGGACCCATTCATATCCCGCGCCCCCGATATTGCCCCAACTGACTTTGAGCGGAGGCTGTGACATGAGCGGAGGAGTGCGCATCCCAGAATTGCCTGTCGAAATTGACGACGACATTCAAGTCGAAATGGAGCAGCTCATTGAACATCTGATGCGGGACACGGAATTTTTGCCGCACGAGGGTCGTCAAGAGAAGGTGGATCGTTTTAACGAGCTTTTGTTAGATTACGAGTTCAAGTTCCAGACGAGCTTTCACTTGATTTTTCGTCGACGCATGCACGAGGTGCACGATGTTTTGCAGAAGTGCCAAGAGGTGTTCCAGGCAAAGGAAGAGGGATGGGAAGATGTGCATCGCGGACTGCGAAGCGACGCTGCCTGGATCCGAAACGAGCTGAACATAAAAACTTTCAGCTGCTATTGGTGGCTGGTTCATCTTATGCCATCCATCGACGAGTCTTTGCGCAGGTCTGCGTGGAGTTACTACAACGCTGCACGACTCACTATCGCATTCGTCAGGTATTTCGAGAGGCGTTTCGATGAAGGCGTCGACTACCGTTCAGAAGTCTGGATCACGTGGGC